ATCAGCCACTGGCAAGGCGACCGCACGCAGACGACGGTCTGGGAGATCGCCAACAACAATCCGTTCGGCAACCCGCAGCGCGAGCAGAGTTGGGGACATGGCACGCAGAAGCCGATCGAGTGCATGCGCCGTCCGATCGCCAACAACAGCCGGCCCGGCCAGGCGATCTATGACCCGTTTCTCGGTTCGGGCAGCAGTTTGATCGCGGCCGAAATGACCGGCCGCGTCTGCTACGGTTTCGAGCTCAATCCCGCCTATGTCGATGTCGTCGTGCGACGCTGGCAGGGCTTCACCGGGCGCGCCGCGATGCACCAAGCCTTTGGGCAATCGTTCGACGAGCGCGGCCAAAGGCAGGACCAAGATCAATCAGGAGCCGCACATGGCGAGAAAAGCATTTGCGGTGAATGATGCCGTGCGCGAGAGGGTGCGGCACTTGGCCGGCATCGGTCTCCGTCAGGACGACATCGCCAAGATCATCGCCTGCTCGTCGAAGACGCTGCGCAAGCGGTGTCGTGATGACCTCGATCGCGGCGTGGCCGAGGCCAATGCAACGGTCTCCGGCTATTTGTTCGCCGCCGCGAAGGCAGGAAACGTCACGGCGCAGATCTTCTGGTTGAAGACGCGGGCGCATTGGCAGGAGAAGACGGCGCCCGATCACCCGGTTCCGGGCGTCAAACCGTTTCTCGTCGACGATGCGCGGCAGCGGCTGATCGACGAGGTCGACCGGCTTAGGGCGCGGAAAGAACAGAAGGGCGAATAGGTGACCGCCTCCTTGCTCGAACAGCTCGCCGATCTGCCGAAGGCCGAGGCCGACGCGCTCATCCGAGCGATGGCGCCCGGCGCAGCCGCCGCGTTCGAATACGATTGGCGCTATCGAGCCCGGCCCGAACAACTGCCACCCGGAGGATCCTGGCGGGTATGGCTCCTCATGGCTGGACGCGGCTTTGGCAAGACCCGCTGCGGCGCCGAATGGGTGCGGGCGGAGGTCAAGGCGGGGCGTCGTCGGATCGCCCTGGTGGGGCCGACCGCAGCCGACGCGCGCGACGTTATGGTCGAGGGTGAAGCAGGGATCTTGGCTATTTCGCCCGATCACGAGCGGCCGCTTTACGAGCCCAGCAAGCGCCGGCTGACCTGGCGTAATGGCGCGGTCGCGACCCTCTTTTCCGCCGATGAGCCGGAGCGTCTGCGCGGACCGCAGCACGATGCGGCATGGTGCGACGAGCTCGGCGCCTGGCGCTATCCCGAGGCCTGGGACATGCTGATGTTCGGCATGCGGCTCGGGGCCGACCCGCGTACCGTGGTAACGACGACGCCACGGCCCGCGAAATTGATCCGCGATCTGGTGCGCGACCCGACCTGCGTCGTGACCCGCGGCTCGAGCTACGAAAATCGCGCCAACCTCGCCGGCGCGTTCCTCCAGCAGATCATCAAAAAATACGAGGGCACCCGGCTCGGCCGCCAGGAACTGAACGCCGAGCTGCTCGACGATGTGCCGGGTGCGCTGTGGAGCCGAGCGCTCATCGAGGCGGCGCGGCCGCCGATGGGGTTCGTGATGCCCGACCTGGTGCGCGTCGTCGTCGCCATCGACCCGGCAGCGAGCTCGGGCGAGGACGCCGACGAGACCGGCATCATCGTCGCCGGCAAGGACAAGGACAGCCGCGGCTATGTATTGGCCGACCTCTCCGGCCATCACACGCCGATCGAGTGGGCCCGCATCGCCGTCGCCGCCTATAAGAGCCACGGTGCCGACAGGATCGTCGCCGAGGTCAATAACGGCGGCGAGATGGTCGAGGCGACGCTGCGCGTGGTCGACGACAACGTCGCCTATACCGCAGTGCACGCCACCCGCGGCAAGGTGGTGCGGGCCGAACCGGTGGCGGCGCTCTACGAGCAGGGCCGCATCCGGCACATGGGCGCCTTCACGGCGCTTGAAGACCAGATGTGCGAGTTCACCCCTGATCTCGACCGCTCGAAGCCGAAGCGGGACCCGACCGACCCTTCGAGCCTCGGCATGGGCGGCGCTCGCTCGTCGCCGGACCGCGCCGACGCGCTGGTATGGGCTTTCACCGAACTCCTCGTCGAGGAGATCGGCTCCTGGGGCATCTACGAGACCACCCGGCGCAAGGCCGAGGCGCTGGTCAAAGAACGGCTTGCCGCGGTCGAGGCGGGGCGTCCCAAGACCGAATACGCGCCCGGTTCAATGGAGTACCAGGCGCTGCATCCGGATTGGAAGCCACAGGAGGAGAGCTATTGATCAGCTACGAGGCCTGGCAGCTTTGGCTACGAACTCAGCACCCGGCGCTATCAGCAGGCGCCAGCATTGACGGTAACCTAACACATTTCCGAAGGGTAGCCCATGCCTGCACCCGGCGCCGGCGGCGTCCAGACATCATTGGTCGGGACGGTGCAAAGCATGATGGCGAGCGCGCGCGCCGCGTTCCGCCGCAAGGCGTCGATGATGGCCTAACGCTGGGCGCGCGGTCCAGCAGCTGCAATGCGCTCGCTCCTGTGAATTAAGCTGGTAACGGCAG